GCTGCTAATAAGATATTGAGGTTCGCCATCAGGTTGCAGCGCGTACTGAAACCATACAGACAAAGTAAACTGCTCAGAGGGCAGCACAACGGAGTCATTACCCGTACGAAACCAAGCGTATTCCCCCGCTGTATTGGCACTGACTTGCTGCTGTGCCGTAGGTACTACAGTAGTGAAGCCTGTATTATTAGACCACAAGCTGTTTCCTGTAGTACTGCCCTCATAGCGTACACGCCAGAAGTACTGCGTGAATTTTGAAATAGCAGGAGTCACTACTATAGACTCTAGGTTAACAGCATCTGCACCTGAATCAAATACTATCGTAGTAAAGTTTTGATCTAGGGCTACCTGCCATTGGGAGCTTACATGTGTTTGAGCAGGACCATTAACTGCAAAAGCAGAAGCTGCAAGAGTAGGCTCATCTGAGACCTGTATCTCTCCATTAGGGGGAGTGGTATTGTTAGGCTTTATAACTGCGTCAGCAGGCTCTGTTGTAAATTGAGTAGGTGAGCTGTAGTCGCTAAAGCCTGTGAAGTCTCCAGAGTAACGTACTCTCCAGTAGTACTGGGCATTCAAAGCAAGATCGGGCGTAACGGTAATGCTCTCAAGGTTTACGGCATCTGAGCCTGAGTCATATACTATACTGGTAAACGCTGCATCGGTAGCTACTTGCCACTGAGAGAAGTCATGATTCTCTATAGTATCTACTGTAACAAAAGCACTGGCTGTCAATACAGTAGGTACTTCCGCAGATGGCTCTCCCGCAGGGGGTGTAAGGTTAACAGGGGGATTGACCCCGCCATCAAGCGTAGTGAAGGTTGTACCTGCACTATAGTCAGACCAGTCTGATACTTCACCTTGATACCTAACTCGCCAATAGTATAGAGTATTAGGGAGCAGTAGGTTGAACGGTATGGTAATAGCTTCAAGATCAATAAGAGATGTTTCAGAATCAAACACTACCTCATCAAAAGCACTGTCTGTAGCTATCTGCCACTGTGTACCGATATGGAACTCTCTACGTGTATAGCCTCCTGCTATTCCCGGAGTAGCTACTAATCCGACACGCGCATCTATCTCAGCCTTGGATACTATAAACTGTGAATCTGGAGCTACCCTAAAGAAGGTACTAATCTCCCTATTCATGTCTAGTGCATAATCACTATCTATATCAGTAAGAGTGCCTATGTCATCGGTCTCTAGATCACCTACAAAGTACTTACCGTAAGCATAGGTATTGTATACAGCCCTCCAAGGCGTATCAATATCAGGGCTTGTATCAGAAGTCAGTATGTGCCACTCACCTCCAGCATAAGCTATGGTGTCATACAGGAAGGTAAAGATCACTGTATCTAAGCCATGCCATGTGTAGCGCTGAGGCTTGACTAGGCTAAGCTCTTGAGCGCTATACTTAGTCAGCAGATCATCTACAGCATCATTAGACAGCTTAGTAGTTCTGCCATTAGCTGCCATGAAGATGCCTGCATGACCTGCAATATTCCTACCTACAAAGGCAAAGCTCACATCATACTCTATGCGACCTCCTATGTATCCTGCCTGTATCTGTGCGCCATCTACCCTGCGTACAGCAGCTTCCTCTATGCCAGAGGACCGGAACACCTCTATAGATTCTTCTCCAAGCACATACAGTGAGTTACGAACTTGTATGATACCTAAGTTGTTATCAGGCAGTAGCTCAGCATCTATGAAGTTATCCGCAGGGATGACTGAGCCATCACCTACTACTGAGTAGAAGATAGGTCCACCAGACGCAGGGCAATAGAACCATCTGCCATCCATGAAAGCTATATCAATGGCTGTCTCGTAAAGCCCATCTGTTACATCAGTAAGGGTGCCATTACCTCCTGTATTCTCCCATTTCATCAGGTTGCCGCCACGAGCAAGCACCATCATCATGGTATGTCCAGGAGAGAAGAAGACTATATCTGAGCCACCTATAGCACCAAGGTTAGCTATCGGAAACTGAGGCTCATCAGCAATGATTATGATATCACTGCCTGAAGCTTGGAAGTATCTACCTCTATAGAAGTCAGCCCCACGACATTTGCCCACACCTGTAGTGTAGGCACTTATTCCGGGTCTTGACAAGATACGATTGTTACCCACTGAAAAGCAGTTTATCAATCGCTCCCTTGCTCTAGGGAAGTCTACAGATACTTTAAATCCTGTAGGTAGTGGTACTGGTGTTTGCGGCATATCACTCTCAATCGAAGTATGAGGCTACTGATAGCTTAAACTCTGTCCCATCAAATCCAGTCAGAGTAAAGGTGATATCTTGCAAGCTACCTACAATAGCAGATCGTGCATCTCCACCTACCATAGTAAGTACTACAGGAGTTGAGCCATCTGCCTCTAGCAAAGGCTGTGCGTCAATCATGCCTACAGGTGTCAATGTAACAGATGCTGTGCCAGATGTACCGTCAACAGCATTGATAGCTACCTGATGCGTACTAGCGTTCTGAGGCACCTTTATAGTGACAGGTGAATCACCAGCAGCATACTTCTTCGAGTGAATAAATACGGGGTCTTTTGAGCCGGAAAAAGCCATTGATACTCTCCTAAGTTGTTACTATATCGTCTTCTGTATCATTGTAAGGAGAATAATCAGGAACAGGAAAGTATACCCTGCCTTTTGGTCCCCTTGTATTACCTGCCCCTATGGGTAAGGTCTCCGGCCATTCTGGAGCATTAGGTAACATGCTTCCAGAATACAGGGTCTGCATCGCTGCACTTGCGCTGTTAGTAGTCTCTCTACTAACAGGTACTTGAAATATGGGGGCTAGCCACGGTGCCAGCCCTGCGGATAAAGCCAAGTCAAATGCAGGGTCATTGCCCAATTCATCTGCTGGCTCGGTAGGAGGAGGAGTACCGTCAGGTATACCAAGGTCTACACCTCCTGCTACTAATTGGTTAAGCCACTGGAGTAACCTACGGAATGAAGCGTTAATAAGCTCAGGACTAGCCGGATTAATATCAGACTGTGACCCTATAGCAAATTGCGCGTCAGTAATGATAGTGATGCACTTCATTCCGTAGCTCCCTTAGCTAGCTTTCTTTCTACCAGAGGTAGGCTTAGGTTCAGCCTCTTCCTCTTCATCTGGAGAGATAGCGGAATTAACCGCAGCCTCTACAGCAGCAGCTGCCTGCTCTTGCGCTTTAGCTCTACGTGCAGCAGCAGCCTCAGCATCCAACTTCTCTTGCTCTTCTTTAGCAGCAAGTTCAGCAGCAGCAGCCTCCATACCTTTGGCATCTTCCGCAGCTTGCACAGCCATAGCAACTGCATTAGCAGCTGCATCCTGCGCCTGATTCAGACGGTTATGTGCATCTGAAATAGTAGCAGCTGATTCAATAGCACTACTGGTGTCCCAGATACGCTTGGTGCCGTAAACCTTACTGTCTGGTGTATCGAATCTCTTATCTCTTTGTTGCATAGGTCTCTTCCTTATGAAGGTTAAAAACCTACCCCCCTAGAGGGGTAGGTACAATGATGAACGTACTTCAGCCTATCTTATGTTTGGCCGAAGAGGGCAATACCATTCATCTGGGGTTGCAGATTAGTCACACCAAAGAAGATGGTAAGACGATAGTCAGCTGCTAAGCGTCCTACGTCACCACCTTTGGCGAACAGTATCTGTATGCCACTATCCGTGCTAGCGCGCATGGTGCTAACACCTGCCATGTCACTTGCTGGAGTAGCCAGCTTACCTTCGATAATCTCAACACTATCGCCAGTCCAGAAAGTATTGACTGGAGCAGCAACGGTGTTAACAAAGGTGAGAGCTGTAGTAGCAGGGATTGCAGCACTGACGTTAGCATACTCGTCTTCAGCCGTTGAAGCACCTGCAACAACAGGAGCAGGGCTGATTCTGAGTGTGGTCGCATCCACAACTTCAGCTACGCGGAATGTACGCAGGGTCGGAGTCACATTCTTGTGAATCATAGACACTGCAAATACGCCAGCTACGGTGAATGCGTCACCTACTGCAACACTGGCAGTAGTGTCAACATCCAAGTCCATGTAACGGTTATCTACGTTACTACGACCTGTAGTGTTGCCAGAAGCTACTGTAGCCATAGG